CCGATGACATATGGTACAGGCGATCAAGATGTTCCACTCGGAAGCTGTTTTTCTACATTTACGTATTTGGGCGGTGATCCAGTGGCTGGTGGTCACGGACGTCTAACGCCTTTTACATATGACACGTCTCCTGTATATTCACAGCGTCTACAGATTAACGGCCAGGATCGCCTTGATGAACGTTATGGTGATTATTTTAACAAAGTTCAAACTTACCAGCACCACACAGGCGATACTGTAAATTCTCCTGGAATTTATATGTATTCGTTTGCTCTAAAACCGGAGGAACACCAGCCTTCCGGTACGTGCAACTTTAGTCGCATTGATACTGCAACAATTGTTCTAAACTTTACAGGAGAAGCAGTTGTAAATCCAGATACCGATGCAACATGGGATATTCGCGTATATGCCGTAAACTACAATATTCTACGCATTATGAGTGGCATGGCTGGACTTGCGTACAGTAATTAAAATATAAATGTTATAATAAATGGGTGGTGGAGGATCAACCTTCAAGCGTCCTACGTTTTATCACGACTATGGTGCCGAAGGGTGGGTGTTTGTTATGGATAAAATTCCAGGACTTACATATTTAGATAAGCAATATCCGCCGCAGTATCGACTTCTACCTATTCAAAAACGTTTGACACCAGATCAGACTGGCGGAACGCAAGACTACTTTTACGGTGTTGCTGCTACAATAAGTCAATACCCCAGATCAGGTAGGGTATCGCAAAATTCTGATAATAATATTTCATTTGGAGGAGGTGGTTACACATATACAATGGATATGGGGCCTTATTCGAGAAGTTATGGAGCGTATACTACGAGAGGTAGTTTATCAGGAGGGGCAGGAACAACATTCCTTCGGTCATCTGATCCTTTTAATTTTACATTAAAAGATGGTTCGGGTTATAGTATACCATTTGATATTAGAAAAATAGATGGCGATGCAAGAAGTTGGCCAGGATGGTATTTATGGACATCAGCTCCTTTAAAGGCAGGAAGTGTTTTAACTTATCAAATACGTCATTGGTATAATAATAATGAACAAAAAACAACTACTGTTACAGAAAATCGGTTTGGTCAGCAAGTAAACGGTATTCGGTTTGAGCCTGCAACAAGTATATATAGTGAGACATGGAGTTTAAATAGACCCTAACTTTGCTGTTTAAGTTTTTCAAGATATAAAATAGCATCCATTAGTTCTTCTTGCGTATGTTGGACCCATTGCAAAAAAGATAGATCATTGCGATCTAGCGTAGTTCCATATTTCTTTTGACCAAATTCAGCTCTCTTTTGAAACGCAGATACGACAGCGCTTACTACGCTATCATATTTGGGTTGATCCATGATATACTAGATTAACATGTGTTACATTAAAATAAAATGGTTTGGTGGGCATTCTCTTGCTATGGGTATACTATACTACAACGCATATACAAAAAATAGTTTAGGTCTTTATGTAGTTGGTAACTTTCTTCGTACAATAATTGAAGTTATTCTTTTAAGAAAGTAATTTACATTTGAATTTCAAAATATACATTGCTGTATATACAGTTTGGAATAATTTTCTTAATGATATTATGTTTAGCATGAATATCATTTTGTAGTTTTACTAGAGCTTCTTGGTCGTCAAATATAATTCTTAAAACATTATCTGATCTATTGTTTAATTTCTGTACCAAATTAAATTCATTTGATATATAATCATTATCGTGGTGACCATCTATATGAAAAAAATCAAACCTTTTCTCCATTTTTTTCAACGCAGATAAGCTATCGCTATGAATAAAAGTTATAGCATTATTAAAATATTTATTTAATACATTAACTGCCGGGAGAGCAAGATGATCTTCTATATCTATACATGTTATTTGTAACTGAGGATTTGATAATAACATTATTAATAGTGAATGTCCTACATATACTCCTATTTCTAATACATCTTTCACATTTTTCACACTATTAAATAGTAATTCTTGTTTTTCGTACATTGACTCAGAATAAGTATATGTTTGACCGTCAATTAAGTAAGACCCACACCCCTTCGAAAATGTATTTCCACAAGCATCATATATTTCGTAAAATATATGTTTATTTTCCGATAACTTGTTTGTAAATTCTGTATTATATTTAGCATTAATTCGCTCAAACTCCATTTTATATTTAAAAATAACTTATTTACTGACTTTAAGCGCAAAGATTAATCACCACTCCATCATTACATCTTCCATCTTGCACTGACCCGTATCCTCATCTTGCGACACGGCAATATTAGCAGCTTTCAAATCCGAATCAAAGACTGACATATCCTCTTCGGCTCCTTCGGGTAGCTTAGTCTCATCTACAAGAATATCTACAAATCCAGTACCACAAGGAGGTTTCTGACCGAACATAATGTTTGCAGACACACCCTTCATCTTATCAAAATCAGCAGAGATAGCTGCATCGAATAGAATTTGAGACGTCTCCTCGAATGATGACTTCGCAAGAACACCATTGTTGCTCTTCTTCATACCGAAACGATCAACCGTTACTAGGTATCCGGGATATGTCATTACATCAATAAGTGTGATCATATGGTGGTAGTTCACATACTCAGCAGTAAATACTTCCATGAATTCACGATAGAGTGCTAGACGAGCAGTCTCAATTCCAAATACATCTAGAATCTCGTGAAGATCATTTGAGAATGAACGAAGAGAATCTACACCATCAACTGTAGCAAGATCGAGTAGATTTGTACCATCTACATCTAGAACAATTTGTTTCATTGGAACATATCCGCCGACTTTATCGTCATAAATGAGTTCCTTATTATTATCACGACGATAGACACGACCAATGTTATTGACACCAGTCAGTACAGTATCGAGCAACTTCTCCTCGATGAATCGAAGAGATAGAGAGTTCTTTACGGTATCAGGTAGGAATGCAATACGCATAGCAAGTTTATCGGGTGAGTTTGTGTCAGTATAGACACACTCGAATACACGTAGAACCTTATTGTTATTGATCTTGGTTGCGATCATGTTCATATCAATCACGTTTCGTGCAGCCATTTCACGTCGATCAATTTCAAGGCGAATGATCCAAGGAGAGTTGCATGATGTCTGATTAGTAACCGAAAACTTTTGGTACGTTTCTAGAATTTGGCGATCTTCCTCAACAGACGAATTCTTTGATGACGGATCAGGATCATAATAAATGCGAACTGATCGGGTAATATCACGAAGAGTTGTCTTCTGGATTTCCTTCATCTTATAGAAAACCGCATTCTCTGACATAGCAATATCGGGGCGTAGATAAATGACGTTAGATGGATTCTTAGGATTATGAGACACAGATAACAGCTCAACAATTCGAGGAACACCTTGCGTGGCGTTCGCCTTGGCTGTTCCAGCAGAGTGGAATGTGTTCAATGTTAGCTGAGTAGTCGGCTCTCCTACAGACTGTGCTGCGAGAGTTCCAACCATTTCTCCCGCATGTACCTTTGCCTTCATATATTTGAAGCGAATATCCTTAAGAATTTCGTCAAACATAGACTGTGTAAGGCGCATCACAATGATTGACTTCTTAGGAGCAAGGTAGTAACGAAGTAGGATATGAAAGAGATGATTCGGTTTGATCATAGGCTCTTCAGTTAGTTTGTTAAGCTCAGCCACAACATACTCAGGAGTTAGATCGGTCTTTAGCGCATACGGATTTGTGTACTTTGAAAGTAGACGCTTAAGATGAACAGGGGCAGACACTTCTGTCTTTTTGATATAGCGGAATACATCACGAACAAGTACATCGCGATCTGCAATAATTTGATCCATTAAATCATCAATTTCGGGACCAGGATCGGAACTCATTACGGCTCGGAAGTCATCAACCGACGCAGCAAACTCCTTGTAGAGTTGTTCCATACTTGCGACACCAAGCTCAATAGGCTGATTCTCAATTGCAATACTATCAATTCCATCACCACCGTATACGAATTGATAGATTGAGCCGTTAATGTTACGAACGGTTCCATCGTATTCCACGTGTAGATCCTCCATCATTTTCACTAGCTTACGCTGGATATAACCTGAGTCTGATGTCTTTACTGCAGTATCAATCAAGCCCTCGCGTCCACCCATAGCGTGGAAGAAGAACTCGGCGGGACGTAGACCAGAGATAAAGCTGTTCTCTACAAATCCACGAGACTCGATACCGTGATCATAACGAGCAAAGTGAGGAAGTGTACGATCTTGCAACGTATACTTAATACGCTGACCAGCTACCATCTGCTGGCCTAGTAGAGCCAACATTTGAGTAATGTTCAAGTTTGAACCCTTCGCTTTAGAATCTACCATTTGGACCATTCGGTTATCTTTAGGAAGACTAACACCAACCTTTTCTTCAATCTTTGAGTTAATTTCTTTTAGTGCGTTCATGATCTTGTTCTCAAGCTCAGCACCATTTGAACGACCGGTACTATTTATGAATGTACCCGCATGAATGCTGGATATAATGTCAGCAACCTTCTGCTTACCTTCTTCTAGCGTTTTTGCTACAAATTCATACGTCTCTGTATTGGCGATCAAATCGGCAGCACCAACAGAGAATCCAGAGTACAAGTTGTATTTAGTTACAATGCTTTGCACATCATTAATAAATTCACCAGCACGCTGAGGGCTGAAGTCGTTGTAGAGAGCATGGATGATACCTTCAGATGTCTTTCCAAATGCGTCCTTACCAAGAACACCCTTTACGAATGTACCGTTATCAATCTTGATCTTTCCATCAAAGTTCATGATTGGAAACACATTCGTCATAATTTCATGACCTGTTAGAGGACTATTCTTGCGTACATATGAACCAAGCGGACGACGCATGCGAGCTAGCAAATTCATAGAAATATATTCAGGAACACGAACATTAGGCTGTGTAATGCGGTATGATCCGGTGAGAGTATCTTGAAAGATTTGAATGATAGGTGAATTAGTACGGGGACTGATGATCTGACGTAGAACACTCGCAAGATACTTAAGTTCCATAGCTGCGGGAATTGATTGAGGAACGTGCATGTTCATCTCATCACCATCGAAATCGGCATTATAGGGACGAGTTGCAGAAACATTCAGACGAAATGTAGAATACGGTAGAACTCGAATGCGGTGGCACTCCATGGAAGCCTTGTGTAGAGAAGGCTGTCGGTTAAAGAGTACAACATCGCCATCAATTAGATGACGGTGAACAACGTCTCCATTTTTTAGATCAAGAAGTGACGTATTCATGTACTTCAGATGAACAGTTCGCTTCTCATCTGTAAAATATACCGACTTTGCTCCAGGATACGCTGCAGTACCATTACGAATATAGGTCATCATACGATCGCGATTAAATGATGTAACCATTTCAGGAAACGTCAAGTTCATCGCAATTTCCTCAGGAACACCAAGTTCATCCAGATCAATGTTAGCATCGGGAGTGATAACAGAACGCGCAGAGAAGTCTACACGCTTACCCATCAAGTTACCACGAACACGACCATTCTTTGCTCCAAGTCGTGACTTCAGAGTCTTGAGTGGACGGCCTGATCGCTGAGCTGCAGGAGGAAGTCCCTTGATATCATTATCTACATATGTAGCTACATCAAACTGTACAAGTTCAGTGTATTTATCAATGATATCTGCAGAATCGCCCTTATCAATCTTGTCGCGTAGACGCTGATTGTTACGAACAATATCAATTAGTTTGTGTGTTAGATCGTCTTCCATGCGCTGATTATCCTCCATCACAACAGAAGGACGAACAGTTAGCGGAGGAACAAGTAGTACTGTACAAACCATCCACTCGGGACGACTGAACTTAGGATTAAAGCCGATAAGCTCAATGTGACGCTCAGTCATACGCTGAAAGCAACGTAGAACCATTTCACACTGCAATACGATCGGCTCGGCCTCTTTCTCGTACGTGTGAGCCTGAAGCTTGGCAACCTTGCCTTCCATCTTGTCCACTTTCTTTACAGCAGGAGACTTGCAAACCGAGCATACAGATGAATCTTTTAGTTTTGATTTGTAAGACGTCGTCTCTTCGCGCACCGTATTGAATCGTGTAATTCCAGTTGCGGTTTCAGCAATACGTTCAAGTTCATCGTCTGGCAGATAAGGATTTGAGCAGTTAATGCAAACAATTCCCAAAATCTTCTGAATCTGCTCAATGAACTGATACAAATATACAGGTCGCGCTAGACGAATATGACCAAAGTGACCTGGACATAGTAGGTTAGTCTGCTTGCATGTAGGGCAAACCTTACCATTCTCAATAACACCAAAACGAGAATCAAACACGCCACCGGGTACAGGCTGATTTACTGAGTACGTCTTATCAGTTATGACTTCGACTACACTTTTTGCTACAATTTCTTCCGGATTGGCAATGCCAAACTGGACGCCGATAATAGTATCGCCCATTCTTGTTATTTATAAGGATTGTCTCTATATTAGTCCGT